TCTTTAGGCTCATCATTATCATCATATACGATGAGTTTATCAATCTTTTTAGTTTGATTAATCACCGCGGACATTGCCATCGGCAATGTCGTATCGTATCTACCCCTCGTAGATATTGAACAAAGTATCATACACGCTCCCATTTTTCAACATAAACACCAATCTCGTACTGATTTACGAGTGTGCCATTTGCGTCCCATTGAAAATTCATAATGGGAACACAACTTACTCGATTATATCCTAACGATATCATACGATTCCTTACCACTTCTACATTTTTGTATTCGGGATTCTCATTAATATGAGAATGAATTTCCATGTGAACTGTTCTGAACTTACGAATGACTTCACGTTCGGTATTCAATAAAATATCAAATTCAGATCCTTCACAATCTAGTTTCAACAACATATTGTTATCGTCAATATCACCAACTAGTGTTTTCAACGAAACAGTCGCCACTGCCTCGCCTGCGCCTGAAGTCAAGGTTGACATTACATCGCTATCGGTAATGTGCACAATCTTACCATCAATATCTAGTGCAGCATTGTTCATAGCAACAACTCGTGGATTACCAGCAACATTAGTTAGTAATCTTTTATACACATTGGGATTTGCTTCAACAGTGATACATTTTTTTGCGCCCATCTCTAAACATTTGAGAGTGAAAAATCCAATGTTTGCACCAATGTCAACAACGACTTTATCCTGTACGTCGGCCGGAGTTAATCTATATGAATCGTTCATAAAAATCTCATCATACAGAGCCATGCTCTGTTTCTTTAAATCATCGTGATTTAAACTAAATCCAGGCTTAAACGCTTCCACCCGGAAATTGCTTTCTGGATGAGGGATCTTTTCATCCATGAACACGATATTAGTATATCCAGAATTCACTAAATGATCGTACATACTTTGTGGCCACCAGCCAAACAAGTGAGGACTGGTGATATCACCAGGTTCTCCAGAGCTAGTAGTATTAACACTGCCGTATATAGCATTCAGAATGCCATATCTCTCTCCAGTCGATGCAGTTGCGAATCGTTTGCATAGTTGTTCGATATCTGGCATTTCCATCACAAGCTTGCCGCCTGGTTTAAGTACTCTGAGCCAATCTGTTAGAATGTCGATACTCTTGTATGGATTAAGATGCTCGAATACGTGGCTAGCCAAAATTTCAGTAACACTGTTGTCTTCGAAATCTAGCTTGGTGATGTCCATATCGATATGTGCTCGACTATCATATTTGTCTACACTTAGATAGCCCTCATACTCAATACCGCCGGCGCCCAAATTCAACTTAATGTTTTTGTTGAAGCGCTTACAGTTAATCAATCCATTGCGTTTGACAATGTGTCTGCTGTATTCTGGGATATCACGGAATGTTCGATTGTCTTTGTGCCAGATAGGGAATGAACCAGTGTTCGTGCCGGCGGTGTTACTGAAGCTTGTAGGTGCAACTAACTTGGACTTGTAACCAGCAAGATTGGCTCTAACAGTGAAGTCAATATCTTCACCACCGCCTGGAGTAAATATTTCATCTAATACACCGATCTTGGCAAATAGATCGCGTTTGATCATCACACAGAAGAAAATCAGAACGTTGCTTGCAGCATATCGATCATACAATTCTAGCGGGCCGGTCAGACCAACATTTTCTTCTTGTTTAAACGGATTTTCTAGCATGTCAAGCCATTGATTGGTTGGCTGAGCCAGTAATTCCGTATCATTGTTGAGTAATACCACATATTCGCCTGTAGACTGTGCGATACCCAAGTTGGTTGCTTTGGTGTATCCTAATGCTTCATCGGACCATACTAATTTTACATGATCACCTAAACTCTCCACGTACTCACGTGTGTTATCTGTGCATCCATTAGCTGACACGATAATTTCTGTCGATGTCATATCAGTATACTTTTCAATACTCTCGATACATGGCCGCAACAAATCATCACAATGATTATAGGTAGGAATAACAATACTATACTTTATACTCGGCTTAACTCGCTCAAGTACTAGCAATCCGTTGCAATTAGTGAAACGTTCTTTGATTACCCAGGACTTATCTTTTTCTAGAAATTCTTCAACTGCCTTCATCAGGCCGCCAGGACTGCCATCTTCGTCTATACGACCATAGGTCTCCGTATCGTGCATGATAATATACTTGCGTGCCTTATTAGCATGCATGTTTAGCTCTGTTATCAATTGCTTATAGGAATGCTCTGTGTCAATAAAGAGCAAATCAGTTGGTTCGATTTCTACTTGAATAGTATTTCGTTCCATGAATCCAAACTCAATATTGTTTTCGCCAGCAATAGACGCGGCTTTCCAGATATTTGGATGTGGTGTCAGATCATATGACAGCATCTTCTTTGGAAGACCAGCCAAAAATCCGTATGTTGATACCACGAATCTAGTACCAAATTCAGTGATGTGATCACACTCGGATGCATACTTACGTAGAGTGTGCATATGCTCATGAATATCAATCGGAGTGTTTGCACAGTAATCAAACATGTACTGCAAACTGGCAGAAATATTCTTCTTACCATGTCGTTTATACAAAATTTCTCTATTGCGCGTTACTATGTCTATATCTTTGTTTTTGTCCATTGTTTGTACATTTCCTAAGTGCATTACCGGGAAGTTTATAGAAAACACATTGTTCTGATATGTTTTGCTTGGATTATGAGCTGGTACTTCCACACATTTATAACCAGCTTTCCAAATACGCATCGAAACATCAGGATCACTAAAATATCCAGGATTGAATATCTCATCGAACATCCCTATGTTCTTCAACAATCTTGCATCATACATTGCACATCCAGAATGCAGAACAAATCCCATATCCTGATATTCATGCGCAAATGGGCCTGATGCTCCTACTCTAACATCTTCATCAAATGGCGTTTTGAGTATATTGATCCATGAATCTACTGTCTGAGGCAGCAAAATACTATCGTCATCGAGAAGGACAATGTGTTTCCCACGACTCTGTTCTATACCAGCATTGTATGCTCGGATAACTCCCACAGGCTCATCAAACCAGATATAGCTAACTTTATCCGCTAGTGAATCTAACATCTGTCTTGACTCTTCTGGACTACCATTAGCAACGACGATAATTTCTTTATTGCTCAAATCAGTATAGGCTAATACTGCTTCGAGTCCTGGCTTTAATGCGTTGATGAAATTATGACTCGTTGGAATAACGATGGAAATATCAACTTTCTTCTTGCTTTTCGTTCCCCAACGATCTGCAAGAATTCTATTATTTCGGTCGATTACTGCATTCTTTGATTCAACGTTATCGGCAAAAGTACCATTTCCTTTATGGAAAATAGGGAAGCCAAAGTTTTTAATACCTTCTGTGAATTCACCTGTTACGTCGTTTGGAACACTGACTAGCTTGTATCCGTGCTCAACTGCCCTTACACAAAAATCTCCGTCTTCTCCCATGCCAGGACTAAAAACTTCATCTAATATGCCTATCTTGTCGAACAACTCACGCTTCATCATCACTAACCAAAATGCCATAGCTTCACGGTTAACTCCGCCACAATCCCAACTGAATTTTACTGGGCCAGTAACGCCAGTTGACTTGTCACTAAACGGTTGTTCCAATAATTGAAGCCACTTGTTTTTTTCTTGGGCCAGCAATTCGATATCATTGTTCATCAATATGACATACTCACCCTTTGCAACTCTAATACCTTCGTTAGTAGCCTTTGTGTAACCAGCTGAATTTTGTATCCAAACTAGTTTATAGTTTGGACCTAGACTTTCTGCATACGCACGAGTGTTATCAGTGCAACCATTTGCAACGATTATCACTTCAACGTTCGATAAATCAGTGTATTTCTCGATAGATTCAATACATGGCCGCAACAAATCATCACAATGATTGTAGGTAGGAATCACTATGCTGTATTTTGGCGTGTTCATTGTAGTATTATATCTCTTCATTAGAGTTTGTCTATTCTTTTGGACAGCCTGACCATAATATTCGGGTAATTCACCAAAAGTTTTATTGGATTTATGCCATAATGGAAAAGTTCCAACATTCATTCCATCAATAAGCGTGGTTTCGTCGATGCATTTCCATTTATACCCATGATCCAGTACTCTCATTGAGAAATCAATGTCTTCGCCATAACCTGGACTATAGATTTCATCCAAATATCCAATTTTTTCAAAGATTTCTCGCTTAATCATCGCACAGCAAAAAACAATAAAGTCATGTTGAATATCATGATCAAATAACTTTAGAGATCCAGTCATTGCCATTTTTTCGTCATTCAAAAATGGTTTCTCTAGAATTTGTAACCATTGATTGAATGCGGATCCTAGAATTTCCGTGTCGTTGTTAAGCAATATAACATACTCACCTGCTGCTTTCTTGATGCCGTGATTAACTGATATAGTGTATCCCAGTGGATCGTCGAACCAGAGTAATTTCACTGGCAAATTCAGTGAATTTACGTATTCTTTAGTGTTATCTGTGCAGCCATTAGCAACTATAACTAGTTCTGTTTGACTGAAATCTGTGTATTTTATTAATGATTCGATGCAGGGCTTTAAAAGATCATCACAATGATTGTATGTGGGTATTACAATACTATACTTCATATATCTCCGATATTAGTAGAGATATTTAAGTTATTTCTGACTCAGAGAAATTTTTAGTAGCTAGTTTATGACCAGCCAGTTATGTTTGTGTCTGCTCCAGTAGAGCCAACATCCCACATTTCAATTCTTGTACCAGCGTATATCGTACTCACTGTTGGAGTAGTCGAAATATAATTGAACAACGGTATTACAGTACCAGTTGATCCCACATCTATATATCCATCTATATAAACGACATACACCGCAGCAGTTGATGGACTGTTATCAGTGATTGGGTCTAGTGTAGAAAATCCAGAAGATATTCTATTGGTCATAATACTTGCTGAAGAAATTGTAGTAAGATCAACAGCACTTCTACTAGTAACCGAGTATTCATGTGCTAGCAGAGATGCAGTGCCTCCGAGTGCATATCCTAGATTTGTTGCGACAGTACTTGATTTTCCTACTATCATAGTTAAACGATAACGATATCGATTGGGAGTTAATGTAACTGAATATCCTGTCGTACTACCTAAAATTCCTTGAGCGGTGGTTGAGTTGTTTCCAGTTCTGTCGGCATTCTGTATGTAAGTTAGTACCGCAGGAGCTGCACTAGATCCAGAATACCCAGAGTAGCCACTTGTGCCTACTCCACTGTATCCTGACTGACCTCTTGCGCCAGTGGTGCCTGTTACTTCCCATGTGGTACTATTATATATAAATTCATATGTTACATGACTGAGGTCTAGTGCAACAATGTCAGTTAAACCTTCAATGGTGCTACCATTTGGATCAACAAAACAATTAATGGCGGCAAGATCCCAGCCATCAGTTATTTGAATATAGTCTCCTGTTATCGGCGCTGCTGGAAGATAGATGGTGAAACTGCCCAGTTGAGTGTTATCTATCGTAGTTCGTGGCAGTATAGTTGCTATTAATCACCGTCCACGGAGTTAGGGCGGCGCCACTATACCCAGAAATTCCGCTATAACCAGACTGACCTCTTGCGCCGGTGGTGCCTGTTACTTGCCAAGTAGTTCCGCTATAAATGAACTCAAACGTAACTCCCTTAAGGTCTAACGCAACGTTATCAGCCAAGGTTTCGATGGTACTACCATTGGGATTGACAATGCAATTGTTGACCGCAAAATCCCAACCATCCGTTATTTGTACATAATCTCCAAGATTTGGACTAGCTGGCAAATAAATAGTGAAACTTCCACTCTGTGTATTCGCTATTATTCTCGCGCCATTGGATGCTGTGTAGTCACTAACTACTAAAATCCAATTTGAAACTCCTGAGCCGTTTAACCCGCTAAATCCAGAGAATCCACTAACGCCTATTGTTCCGTCTAGACCAGAATAACCACTTGCTCCGGTTGCGCCAGAGTAGCCGCTGATGCCATCAGAGCCAGTAGTTCCAGATAAACCAGAGTAGCCGCTTGTTCCGTTGGCACCTGGCATGCCTGAATATCCACTAATGCCATCAATGCCTGTACTACCACTCGCACCAGAATATCCACTAGCTCCATCAATACCCACACTACCTGAGTATCCAGAATATCCAACTAGGCCGGAGTAACCGCTGATACCATCGATGCCTGTCGCACCTGAATATCCAGATGTTCCCATTGCACCAGAATATCCACTAGCGCCTATCTCACCTGAGTAGCCTGAACTTCCTACAAATGCGGCGCCTGAATAACCACTAGCACCTGCTGCGCCTGAATAACCACTTATCCCTGTGCCGCCGCCAGAGACGATAATACCACCTGGAGTTATTCCGTCACTGATTCTGACCGTATTAGTAATACTGTCATACCATAATCTATCCAGTTGGCCTATTCTTGTATTGCCATCTGCATAGTTACTCCTACTAGTGAATAGTTCTTGGACGAAATCTGACACTATAAACCTTTAATTCAACGGTTGTTCGTATTCGTCTTCTTCAGGGTCTGCATCATCTTGGGTCAGTTCATCAATTACTGGACTTGTCTTGCCAACGTCTGCTTTATTGAGTTCAATTTGTTGCTGTAATGGCGGTACCATTACAGGATTTGGATTCTCAGGATCTAATTCACTTGGATCTTTTGGTTGGTCCTTAGTGGCGTCCATATCTACTTCTGGGTCGCCGTCTCCGTTAATTTTGATCGTAATTGGTACGTTTATTGTGAATTCGCGTGCTCTCATGATTTTCTCCGATTATGTATTTATTCTTTTCAACTGTGGATATGGAAAGAGGCCATATATGGCCTCTTTGTTGGAATCTAACCAATGTTATGCAAATATTTCCAAACTCGTGCCACACTCGGTACAAAATTTTGCAGTAGCTTTGTTTACCTTGCCACAAGTTACACATGTTGGCTTGTGCTTCACAGTAACTGATTTTTGTACAGGCTTGTTATCTGCCGTTTCGCCTAACAGTTTTAAAACAATAGTATGCTTTTCAAACTCTAATTCACCCATTGTAGTATTGGTGAACTTTTGCTCACTCTTGCTTCCTGGAACAGTGATACCAACTTCATTAGCACACCAGTCCATTGTTGAGGCACCGTCGTGATATTCAGTTGTATCTGGTACTAACTTGTTAATTGCGGCACTAGCAGATGCTTGCATTGCTGCACCGTTCTGACTATAGTCAACACCACGCAGAGCACCGTTAACATTTACTTGACTGTAAGTTGCACCAGTAGCACTGATCCAACCAGCGTTGACGTTTTTACTGTATTTGTCAGTAACTCCTGAGTACTCGCTGGAACCAAGACCCCCAACAATACCGCCGTGGTCGCCTCGTATGGCATCAAAGATAGATCGCTTTTGCCAGTCTGGCAGATCACTGACACGCACTGGTGGTTTTTCGTATTGAAATTCAACTCTAACCAAACCATCTTCTAGTTTTATGCCACGAGGACCGTTCTCAATTGCGCCGGTACGTTCAATAAACTTTAGTTTGTTACCAGCAGATAGATTACCGTTCTTGATTGATCGTTCTAGATCAACTTCTTGTCCTGCATTTAGTACCAATCCATCAGGGACAATATCATCTCCATCAATAAACACATGAACTAATGCTCGTGCTGTATTGAGATTTTTTAATAGTATGGAGTATTCACTGCCGAATGGAATGTATACTGTGTCTTTGAATTCGCGAAGAATTTTGCCATTGGCTTTTAGACTCGCCACGAGTTTTGATTCGTACATCATTTATTTTCCTTTTACTGCGTACACTCTAAACGCATAATAATTTAAAGAGTGTTGGTGTTGCCCTATACAACATCAGTACTTATTATACTACGGGGATTATCAAAAAAGAAAGTATTTTGGCTGAAATATTCTTCTTACCCAGGTTTTCCCGAGTATCTACTAGGAGACAAATCTTGTGATAGTCCACCTTTTACAAACTGTATATATCCTGATGGATCATATACTTTTCCTTGACTATCTTGTAGCCAATAATGTGGAACTTTCTTCCATTCATCTCTGTATTTTGGGCTGCTTTCGATAAATTCTTTTCTTGCATTGGGATCGTTAAAATCTAAACCCAACTGTGAAAATTCCTTCTTCATCTCTTTTGTAAAGTCTGCTTTCTCTGATACTACTGAGTCAGCAGTAAAGTAACCATAATATCTTTTTAAATCTATACCCTGACTCTTTGCCCAGACCATCATATCTAATGCAGCAGGACCACAGTTATCCCTCCCTGAATAATATCGTAACATCTTTGGGCTAACTGTTTCGAGAAACGAAGATACTAAATTTGATTCAGCGTTTTCGAACAAAATTTCACTTATCTTCACTGCTTATAGCCTTTCCATTTTGCTTTAAGTAGATCAGTTAGCTTTGGCACATCTAAGTTGTTCTTATTCATAAAGTCAGTCATCTTAACTGCTAACTGATAATCACTGGCGTCTGGCTTTCTAGCATTGGATAAATCATTACCCAGCTGATTGCCCATATCGCCATAGTATTGCAAATTATATCTCAACTTATCGGCATCCTTTGATAGTGGCTGTCCTACGCCTGGTTGTTTGCGTATTAGTTCGATCCATTTCAGCAAACTACTTGCTCCATATCCATTTATTCCTCTAACAGGTCTAGTAGAATATCCAGTAGAAGTAGGTCCTCTAAGACTCGTTGTATCTTTGCCGATAGTTAATGCTTTTCTAGTATCCTGTAATCTCCATGCAGCCATATCATTATATAGGTAAGTTCTTATGCCTAGCTTTTTAGCTTGCAGTAGAATACCTCTGACTCTGGCACTATGTCTATCTTCTTGACCTTCTAAAAAAACATGAATAGCGGTAACACAATCTATAGGTATAGATGCTTGTTTACTGAATACTCTATCTTCTGCTTCTCGCGTTCTGTCTGGACTGTGTTGCCATGCTCTATTCCAATAGTCAATAGGTTTTACTGGATATCTACTAGAAAGCCAATTGCCGTCTAGTACAAACATTACTCCACCTGAACCTACATATCTATGATAGTCACCAACTTTCGATCTAGTAGTACTTAAAAAATATGGATATCCTTTAGGAGCATATCCTGCTTCTGATCTGTTACCTACGGTACTACTTAATCTAAATGCACCGTCCTTTAAAATCTTGTCGGCATTGTAAACACTAGAGTAGTGATAGACTACACTGGTTGCTGCTTCTATGAGTATTTCTTTTATGTTCATATGCTTATTTGTCGTATATTGTTGTTATATTCCACTTGCCTACATTACCAATAACATTGATTCGTTTCATTGGATAATTCAAAGATCGGCTGGCCGGAGTTACCAACAAGTGCTTATCAACAAATTCTTCTAACCCAGAATTACTAATCTCCTGACTAATCATGTGCTGATATATTTCCGGAAGATCAGTGATACCTGGGGTGGCGACGGCTGCATACCCGGATTCTACCCAGTCACTAGCCCATTGTTTGATTTCACTACCACTTGGTGTTCTTATCTTATCAATATCTTGCATGAATTTTCTAGCTTCGTCGTTGTACTCAATATAATCATTTAGCTCATCGTCTTCGTGTACTCGATCCCAATCTATCTCGTCATCCTCATCCGTGTATCCACGTTCACGTGCTTGCTCTGCTTGCCATGCGTGATAGTAACTGTCATTTGCTTCCCAATCGCTTATCTCTTCCCATGCAGCTTCTTCTATTCTTTCGCCGATAATTCTTCCAAGTTGAACGAGCGTGTCGTCAGGCGCAAACGCTACTGAATCTGCGAGTTCTGGTTCTCGTTCCACAAAGAATTCCCGCAGTGTGGGAAATCTACCAGTTAACAGCTTACCCAAATCAACTGAATCATCTTGTTCGTCCATGTATTGTGCAGACGGAAAATGCAGTTGATACTTTTCTCCATCATACTTTGGCTGTTTAGGTAGTATGATGTACATCGGGCCTTGTGAATTATATGTATCGAAATAATTGTTGCCGCGGGTTGCGGCGGTGCACCAACGAGTTCCTTGTCCATAATAGCATGCTGCTTCGGTATCTTTAGGTTGTATTACTCTGCAATAATTATCATCGTAGACAGTAACAGCATTGCCTCTGTTGGCTTGTTGCTTACTTGCTTCGCCGCCTAACCGTTCAAGATCATAATTGTTCAGTATGGCATTCTCAAACTCAGCATATGTCTTGAATTTGTTAATATCAGCATGTTCTGGACTGATCAATCGTCTACGCTTTCCAAGAGTATAGACGGTGAGTAACCCATTGCGATTCATGTCCTCTATCTTTGCCTGCCCATTTGCGGTAGCCCAGGTCCTAGCTAGCCATTGAGTGTACTCTTTGGTCGTTGTTGGATCCTGTGCTTCGAGTGTGGATAATATTGCCTCAATTATTTTTTGCTTGAGTTGCTGTAGTATTTGCGGGGCGGTGTCAGTTCCAACAGTAATTAAATTGCCAAGAACATCAAACTTTACGGGACGATCATAATACATATTCGGGCGTTGTGTCATTGAAACTAGTTCATGTGCGCCTTGCAGTGCGTCTGGCAGGGCCTCTGGTCGAGTATTTCCCAGTGTCTGCAATAGCTTATCTCCTAATGCCATTGCGGTTTTATCTCTGCGATATTCTAATATTATTTCACGTGCTCTCATACATGTATTTATGCCTGAAGTTAAAACAAAAAAGGCCAAGTTAACTTGGCCTTTTTTAGAGATAGTTAGAGTTGTCTAAATTTCTTCGTAATCTACTTTACCGCATCCACATTCAGGGCAGGTGAAAGTTTCTGGCAATTCATCCCACTTGCCTTCTAGTTCTTCACTGTGCTGATGACCGCACACTACACAAATATGTTCCATGATATTCTCCTTTTAAATTCCTGAATTAACTGCGTCCCACACCTGCTGGTATGCTTCTGCATGTCGCTGCTCAACTCGCTTTAATGCGGAAAATCGCTTTTCTGCTTTTTCCAAAATAGCTTTGAATTCTTGCGCATGTTGCATTGATTCACGACCTTGCTCGTTGAATTCCTTAACTGCTTCAATGTTTTGTTCAGCCTTTGCGTTGTTTTCAAATCTAGGATACATCTCAGTGAACTCGTATGTTTCGCCTTCAATGGCTTTTTCCAAACATTGTTTAGTATTTGGCTTGCCAATCAATAGTTCCAAGTGCCCCCAGGCATGCAGTAGTTCTTGGTCTGCTGTGTGCTCAAAGTGCTTGGCAACATCCTCATACCCTTCAGCACGTGCTAGTTTGGCAAAATATCGATATTTGACATGAGCCATTGATTCACCAGCAAGTGCACTTTCTAGATTTTTTAGTGTTACTGACATATTTTTCCTTTTAAAGTTACTTGAATTGTAACACAACTTATCGTTGTAATACAACCATGTAATCTAGCAATTGTTGCTATTATTTTTTAGCAATTTATCCAAAACAGATTTCATGTTGATCTTCCCCACTTTACTAGATTCCATATTCTTTCGTGAACGAAATACAATACGGTATTCACAACAAATTGTATTCCAAAAATGGTGCCGGCAATTTTAATGTCACCGGTTACTAACCAAGACACGACCAAGGTTGACAAGCTACCTGATAGGCGCCAGGTTAACGCCTTCACTAGACTACGGTTAATTGAATCAATCATGCCTATTCATTATTTTCTTTATCTTTAACATCGACTAGAAAATATAGTAGAACTCCTATAACGATAATCACCGTCAACCAAACAATTATTTTCATATGCTTTACTCATATAGTGTTTTATAATGTTCGTTTAGCCAATCCCAAGAGAAAGTTTTCATAAGCTCGACATGCTCTCCATTGACTTTCTTGTAATAATCAAGTCCATCTCTGGCTCCATCTAAGCTCCATTGTGCATTTTTCCCCTCTGCTATGGTTAACCAAACAAACAGTCTATCTTTACTCTCTTGATCGTCATTTTCAGCTGCTACTTGTAACTTAATTACTTCCCTAAACGCGGTGCGCCATGTCATCACGTGATCAGTGTTGTATTCAGCAATACCACTTATTTCAGGAACAATATCATGTAGCTGACTCATGGTAAAATCCAATCCATAATCAACTGTATCCAAAACTAGTTGTTTGTTGTAGCAAACTGCTGCCATATGTCCATACGTCAATTGATTAACTGGATTTTTTGCATAGAACACATAATGTTTTGGTTCGTGAAATCTATTAGGCTGAAAGTCGAAATTAAAATTCTCGTTGGCACGCAACTTTGCGGGAAACACAAAAAACCAATCAGTATCACTTAGTTCGGCCGCTCTAACTAACGCATTTTCTCGACCTGCTATTCCAGAAACTCTCTTAACGTCTCGGTTAGCACATTTAGCCAGCCAGCCGTAATGTTCTTCTGCATCTGTTTCTCCGTTACTAATGAAGAATATATCCAACTGGCTAATAGTCAATGTAGCCTTCTGATCGCCACAATATTTTATATTTCTTGCGTTTGGCGTAAGATACAGTATTGTAGGAGTTTCTTCAGACTTTCTATGTTGATTACCGAAAGCGTAGACATATGGTTCTTCAGTGTCATCCGGGTGCCAACTATAATCGAAGTTCTCTATCTCGTGTTGACGAGTACTAAACCAATTCTCACTCGAAGGCAGTCTGACTACTTTCTGATCATCTACGTATTTTACTACCGTTGCTCCAGGAACCACATATCTAGGGCCACCTGTTTTTTGCCACTGGGTTCCAAATTGATAGATGTATGGTTCTGTATCTGTTTCTGGAGGAGTCCACATATAGTCGAATGCGCTATCGTCAATGTTGTCGGGAAATACCCAATTACTTTGCTGTTTATATTTTATTTGAGTAGCAGAGTCAATTACGTTGGATGCTGATAAATCATTGACATATATTGTCTCTGTTGCGCCAGGAACCACGTATCTTGGGCCTGCATTTTTATTCCAGCTCGTGCCGAACTGATAGATATATGGAGGTGATGTATCATCTGGATGCCAACTGAAATCAAAGTTAACATTTAAATTTCCTCTCCATCGCCTGCTTATCTCAGTAACGAATACTGTTGCTTTTTGATCTTCAACGTATTTTACTGCTGCTGCTCCAGGAACCACATATCTAGGGCCACCTGTTTTTTGCCACTGGGTTCCAAATTGATAGATGTATGGTTCTGGTTCATATGGACTAGGTACCCAACTAAAATCAAAAGAGGACTTATCTACATTAGGTGGTATTTCCCATTTATCCCAATCAGGAGTTGCCAGCACTACAACATCAGTAACATATTTCGTTGATTTTGCTCCTGGCATAACGTATCTAGGACCAGGAATATCCCGCCATTTTGGGCTATTGAATTGATAGATATATGGTTCTGGCTCTGTATCATCTGGATGCCAGCTAAGATCAAAATCCAAATTATCAATATTTCGCCAGCGTCTATTTTTTGGCTTTGGCAAAGCCTTTGCTTTCTGCGAATCTTCGTACTTGACTTGAGTGGCGCCTGCTACAATATATCTAGGCCCACCTGTTTTTTGCCATTGAGTTCCGAATTGATGAATGTATGGTGGATCATGAGGATTGGGAGTCCAGGAAAAATCAAAATCACTTACATCAAGCTGGTTAGGTATTTCCCAGGGAGCCTGACTTGATATGTTTGTATAGTTAGACATGACTATATTTACTACTGTAGATTTTTCATCAATATAAATATGTTAATGAATAACACTGAATTAACGATAAGCACCTCTGAGTTGGTACATTGGTTTAATGCACTGCGCAATGTCAGCGATGACATGAGATATCGAGCACTTGATTCAGTCTGGGATGGACAGATAACCAGCAAATGCTGGCTCGTAAACACGTTAAACAGTGTTGTTGAAAACGACAAGCGCAGTCATAACATTTATGTATTTGGTGGTTGGACTGGCATATTATCAAACATGTTGCTATCTCATCTTAACCAGCCAGTCAACAAGATACGGTCAATTGATATAGATCCATGGTGTGAAAAAATAGCAGATGATGTGAACAAGATACATGAAATGGCTGATTGGAGATTTAAAGCAGTAACAGCAGATATGCGCGCATACGAATACGAACATAATTTGCCACCGGATATTGTTATTAACACCAGCAGTGAACACGTTGACCAGGAAACATATGACTATTGGTATAGGAATATTCCACGCGGAACTATAGTAGTAGTACAAGGCAATAATTTTTTTGAATGTTCGGAACATGTTAGATGCACCACTGATCTGACTGAGTTCAATGTGTTAAATCTTTCTAGTAATCTCCTGTATACTGGCAGTCACGTGACCAGTGCTTACACTAGATTCATGAGTATATGGCGTAAACCATGATCCTATTCACCATACCATTCATTTTCATCGAATTATTAAATTTGATTCGTTGATCATATATTTTAATAAATAAAAACATCTCATTTAAAAGAATGACACTAGAAACAAAAAAGCGCACAATATTCCGGTCCATGGTCAATTGACGAGAAGCTGTAAGTCAGAATTTCGCGGCATTAATTCAAAGACATTCCTGGTTATGTCGGTGGTGCATGGAACGTAAATGAAGATTTATTAGATTAATATGAAATTAGAAATTTTCGACATACTTCAGGACGAATACTGGTATAGGAGAGTTATAAAATCTATTCCGGACATTGTGAGCTCCGGGCACTATAATTCTCGGAATTATAGTGACTTAGAATCGAGGTTGACTAGGTATGACTGTTTTACGGTAGTAGTGGATACTGACTCCGACACTCTGATGGCTATTAGTGGGTTGTTTAACGGAGGCATATATCCAAAAAACGTTGCAAGAGTTCTAGACAGAACTTATTATTATAATTGGAGAGAGAATTTACTGAGTCCATATAATTCAGCAGTTCAATATAACACTAATTTTGCCACCCCATTTCAAATAGAGTTTGCAAAAACTAAAGGGTATGATGCTGTGTTTTTTAGTATGCAAACAGGAAATAAACGTAACGCCATAATAGCAATGGCAAAAAGGCAAGTTCAATATAAATTCACTGTATTGGATGGAATGTATAATACCTGTCCTCTTATACACAATGTCGCAAATCCAGCTGAAAAGTGCTGGCAAAACATAGCTATTCATTACATAAATGAAACAGAATTCTTATTGCCGAAATTAACCATAGAAGAATATAATGACACGTATCCAAGACCTAAGGACTTACGCGACACATCGTAAACTACCCAAAGCAACTTTTTTAGGAAATCTCTCAAATGATTGGGTTAGTAAATCATTAGATCACTGTAGTGCGTTACCTAGTCAGTTACAAACTACTGTAACAGAGCGCAACAGTATACCAATCCATGGAACTAAAATTTACTATGATCAATTAGAGGGTATATATGATCAGCGAAAAATATCACTTGACGTACATGACCTTGATCCGATCATTATCAGACTTCAAGGAGTGAATCATTTACGATATGCATTATTGAATCCTAAATCAACTATTCCTGCACATTTGGATGACCCGTATACATTGCGATTCATTTGCATGTTGCAAGGTAAACATATACTGTCTAGCGAAGGGACTGATTTTGAGATGACAGCTGGTGAATTATGGTTTGTGAATGGATCTTATAAGCATTCGATTTTTAACTCCGAAGATTACACAAGAATAGCTTTACTAGGTAATTTTGCGTATAGTGATTTTAATATAAATATGTTGCGATCTATATGAACTATTACGAATTAGAACCAGAAAATAACCATTTTAGTGATGTTATGGTAGATGTTACACATCGATGCAACATGACCTGCAAAAATTGCTATATACCGAACCGAGAGATACCTGATCTGGACGCTGATAAAATTATTGAAACTATTAGTAAATTTCCAAAAAGAACAATGATAAGGGTCGTAGGAGCTGAGCCTACGATGCGCAGGGATCTACCGACACTGATAAAACGTATCCGCGAAACCGGACATAGAGCAACCTTGTTGACCAATGGGTTGCGTCTAGCTAACAACAATTATGTAAAAACGCTAAAGGAACATAGATTATCGCATGTATATCTAAGTTTGAATGGCGTTGATAATAATGACTGGTATGAACAAATAGACGAAATGAGATGCGCTAAGAAAAAAATACATGCACTAGAAAATCTCATAGCAAATCGGTTCATCATTGACACTGGTACTATAATTGTCAAGGGCATAAACGATGAAGCACCATCTAGACTATTACACTTATATAAGTCAAAAGGACTAGACAATGTAGTGTGCAGAATTAAAAATGTAGGGATTATTGGCAGAAGCATTCTTGATCCAAAAACAAATAATAGTGTGATTCCAGTGCATAGCAATTATACCATGCATGGTCTTATTAAGCTAGTTGCTGAACAAGTCGGAGTAAGTTTGGATTACATCGAAAGCTGGAAAAATAAACCTATATATGAAAATACCGATGCAGAAGAAGATAGTTTTATGTTTCCGTTGAATCCACACAGCGAACATAAAATGCTACACAAGAGCGGCGTGTGGTTTAAAATAGCTAACTGGGACACTACTACTAATATAGATGGGGTGCCGTTGCCCGGTAGCGTAAGGCGCGGACGACTAACACCGGACTTCAAGATTGCTCCAATGTTAGAGCATGTTAAACTGAATGAGTATAAATACTAACAATACCCCTAACAGGAGATTTTTTATGTCAATATATACCGAATCAATTTTTACAACCGTGCAGGAATTTAACGATTTGTCTGAGTTTATTAGTGCATTTTACAGTCAAATAAATGGAGTCCCTCAGATAGTCATCGATGCTAAACTAGAAGATACGTTGACTGAATCCTGGACCCAACTGTCTACTACTTCATTTAAGATAGTCCGAACTTGGGCTGATCCTGATGCATTTATTGCGTACTCCGCTATAGTGCATCCTTTATTACAAATACTGAGTGATAATGGGTTTCAGTTGGATAATGACTCCCACATAGAAAGAAATAGCTAATGGACGAACGTGCGGTGCGTCGCACTTTGGCCGCACTATATAGAATTATAGATATGTGTGGTTGGACAGACTTTATATATACCCATGTATCTGCGAGGATTCCTGGCACTGATTATATTTTATTAAATAAATTTGGACTCCTGTATGAAGAAATATGTGCGTCTAATTTAATCAAAGTTTCACTATCAACACTAGACTCATCAGAAGTCAATGCAGTGGGATACAACATACACAGTGCCATTCATAATGCCCGGCCTTCTGTAAATTACGTTATACATACTCATATCCCTGATATAGTTGCGGTTAGTAGTCAACAATCAGGTCTGTTGCCCATTACTCAACATTCTCTGTTTGTTATTAATTCATTATCGTATCATGATTATGAAGGAATCGTTTATCAGGAAGATGAAGGGCAATTGATGGCGAATGATCTATCAACTAACAAATGCATGCTATTAAAAAATCACGGTAGCATAGTTGTAGGTGACACTGTAGAATCAGCATTTTTTCATCAATATATGTTAACCGCGGCATGTACGGCGCAAGTTAAGGCGCAATCAAATAATATCAATCTAGTATCTAATGACACTATAAATAGAACGTTAGCTTACAATGGGAGTAGTGCAAACGTACCCAGACAACACTCTTCTCCGATGTTATGGGAAGCGATGATCCGTAAGTTAAACAAATTGAACACTGACTACGATAAATGAATATCACACAACTATACAAGACACACAGATATAAAGTACCGAAAATAGTACATCATTTGCTTTTTATAGCAGGGTGGTATTACTATGGATTTTCGTGGGAATACTTGATTTTGTCAATCGTTAGCGCATACGTGGGGTTTGGTGTGTTCGCACATCATATTGCACATCATAGATTAAGCCATCAGAAATACGAAGATACGTTTATCAACAAGGTATTGACACTTGGTGTAATTTTCTTCACAGCATTAACATCACCGTTAAATTTTAGCATTCTACACAGACACCATCATAAATTTTCTGACACGCCAAATGATCCTCATTCACCAGTGCAAATCAAATGGTGGCAAGTTTACCTATTAATGTGGAAACATGTTAAGATTAATCCGGTATTAGGGAGAGACTTTATGCGTAGTAAATTTCAAATTTGGATACATGAAAACTACGTATGGTTACATTTCGCATTCTGTGCACTACTAGCATGTATAAGCCCAACATTAGTCGTTTTTATTGTAAGTCCGTGTGTGATATACACATTTCACGTTAATGGGTTAGTGAATTGGCTGGGGCACCGTGACGGTGTTCCGCGTAACGCTCCTGAATTAGCCTGGCTAACGCCGTTATCCTGGAGGCACGGTGACCATCACAAATAATTACTTCAAACTATGTGATTTGCAGTTAGATTCTAATGATGCTGTATTTTTACAGTACATAAAGAGTACGTATAAATCTAAATGTATGGATTTCCATTCAAAAAATCCAGACGGAAGTGATAGAGTATTCCAATATTATAGAAATTTCTTTTTACGAGATAGTGAAAACAATTATTCTAATAATCCATTGTTTCAAAAAATTGCTGAATTTTGTAAAAATACCCCAAATCATCATGATGTAAGGTATGTTTATAACCGAGCACATTTAGCTTATATTCCTGGAACATTGCCGTATCACATAGATATTAGAAAATGTGTTCTATCATTAATAATAGATCCTGTTGTTCATCCTATTCAATGGGCAACTGAAGAGAATGAAATATTGTGCGAACATCATTATGAAAATCCAGTGTTAGTGAATACAAAGATTAGACACGGATGCCCTGCAAACGACAGAGATAGATTTTTATTTCAAATAGGGTTTGATCAAAGTTTTGACGAGATATCTTTATTGGTCTAGTATTGCATACTTTTTATATTTGTTATAGCTAGTTTCTAATAATGCGATGTGATCTTCATAATTTAGTTCGAAATGTAAAAACAGCGTTTCCCTCCCCGGTTCAAAATCAACACCGTGGCGGACGTTTGTGTGGCCTAATACATATACATCAGTATCGTCGGGCATCTTAGAATAAATTTTTTCACCTTTACTGTTTACTACATAAAGGCCTGATTTGTTTCCCGATACTAATACTCTGTAACCGCACGGCTCGCACATCGAATTATTATTATACAAATCAAGATCATGTAAAGGATTGTCGAAATCGAGGTGCTCTCCTACTTCATGTATCTGTCTGTTAAATTTTACATTGCGAATGCTCTTGTACGGAAATAGTTTAATCCAGTTGACAAGCTCGTTATGCTGTGTCGTAGCTTCTTCTGTAAAATTACTTACTGTGTACGAATTTTCGCCGGGCAGTCTCTCAGTAAATCTATAAAAATCCCAACATTTTTTCCAATTTAAGTTTGTGGTAACATTACTTATCGTAGGGAGACGAGGCATAGAAATTGGACACCATAAAATATTTCTATAATTATTCATATATTATACACTCATAGTATTTCTTATACATTTATATAACGAGTTATTGTTTAACGCGATGTTAAGGACTAATAATATCATCGAATCTGAACAACTAAAAACAACATGATTCTGTGCAGTGTTTACAATGTATACGTTACCTTCGTCAAAGTGTATAGGAACATCATTAATAAGAAAATAATGAACTGCTTTATCAAATTTTATAGGAACAATTACTCTAAAATCCATAAATCGTTGACTATCTCTGTGAGGAGGAAAGAATCCGCCAGCATCGAGTCGTAAAAAATGACTTCTTCTAATATATCCGTCGAAGAATGATTTGATAGATTCTAATGACGGAGTTGTATCCGCTACAGAAGTGAATAATTTAAAGTCGTGCTCGTTATAATTTGTTCCGTGTTCTGTGTTATATTGTCTTAAACTATCTAAACTTACTGGATCTATCACTTCGCCATCTATACTTGTATAAGGTAAGCCAAATCTATTATTTTTAGGAGTCCTTGGATTATACACCTGCCAACTATCTTTCCACTGTATGAGTTCTTGCCGACAATGAAAATGGTTAATTTTAAAATTTAAAGGAATAACCTGTCCTAAGGAAAATAATGCATTGTATAGAACACTATTTTGTATCCACATTTCTTCATTTGACATGTTATTATTTATTAGTAGAAATATATCACAAATCTTTGCAATAATTGTAAAGATTTGAAAATTCCGGAAATACTTCTAAGAAATTTATCTTTTTCTCTTCGGCTAAGATATTGACATTCTCATACCACTTTTTTAAAATCACAGGATCAATAGTTGAATTATTTTCTATTCCTATTTTAAGACTAGCTATCAAATCGACATATAACTTAGGATAGTTGTTTTGAGTTGCATACTCTAATGCGGTGGTTACATAACTAGCAAAATATGGCGGTAAGATAAAAGGATACAGATGCTCAGGATAGGCAACTATACTAGGTGATAGATGTATAGTGATCCCATACCTGCTAGCAAGAGAGTTGTGCCATTCTAAGAATTCTTTAAACCTAGGAATAGATAATGCATTTATTGCAGGGTTTATAGTAATTTCTATATCAGGTATACTCACTAACAACTTATGAAAATTAGATTCGAACCTTTCCCAAACTAAATTCGTTCTAATAAATTCTGCTTGCTTATACAATGCTTCAATGCTTACCGTTAGTTGTAGTTTGAATGTTTCTGCAAGTTTTTTTAAATAAAGGAGAAACTTATCAAACTGTTGAGATTTTGTGTTCAAGTTAGTAACTATCCATACCCTAGTTGATTTGTCTTTTATTTTTGAATACTTCTCTAATAGCATATCGATTTGATTATAAAATTCTGGATTTATAGAAGGCTCACCTCCTATAAATCCTATAAATTTAAGTTTATCTTTATCTAAAGAGTCAAACCATTCTGACGTTTTAGTAGTAAACAAGTTATTTGTAACGGTTGAGGTACAATAATTATATTGATCTTGGGTTATTATGTTTTTTTGTAAATCGTGCAATGCCCATTGTGAACTATATGACCTACTACAATACATACATTTCATATCACACAAGTTTTCTAAAGTGAACTCTAATCTTCTAGGTGTATCTACTGTTAATATCTTGCTATCTATAGTTACCAATTTAGAAATAATGCCTAAATCAGTGGTGCCGAATTCTTGGATTAGTTCGTCACGAAAATATTCTTCAAATCCTTGGCCGTCGCGCAATCTCATACTGGTTCCGCCAGAGTCTTCTATCTTCCAACAGTTCTTGCAATCAGAATGTCGAATGCCTTGTAGCATCTCTAATCTGCGAGCTTTTTCGTAGTCAGTATTCATAAAGTATGGGTTTGCCTGACTAATATCGGTAGGCCTATTAGGCAACTTACAACATAACTTAAACTCTGACCTAGCTAGACTTACGACCGCAGATAGCCATTTATTAAGACAAATTGTATTATTCGGATTCATTACTTATTTATCACAAATATGATGATGAACGATCATGGTTAACCCTTCCGTTCACTAGTGATTTTTTCTGAATCTACATGCCGGAATGATTGCCGCAATTTTTATGACTAGTGCATTAATTTCGGATAAATTTGAAAGATCAAGATTTAATATCCATTATTTTAGACAAATATATATTTGCTAGATAGCGTTGTCCATGTAAGCTGGTATGATAGCCAGGGTCAATAGATTCATGTGGCCATTTTGATGTAGCATACACGATTGTCTCTTCGTATTTAGATATTAAATTCTTGTCTTGGATTATTGCAGGAAGCTCATGTCTAATGTTATCATGATCCCAGCAGTTTCCACTAATTACCATATAAGGTATATTCTCGTAGGCCAGGCGCATGATGCCGTCTCCGAGAATCCATTTATCCTGCTGTAGTTTCCATTCACTATCGTACATATAGTTAATATACTGCTTTACCGCATTCTGAGTTTCTTTTGTTAGAATATACGGCACTTGATTTGGCCTATCATTCCATTCGTTTTCTGCCAAACACACCAACTGTTCGGATATTATTCGATATGGTTGGGCATTTTCATAATTAATATTTGCTAATCCCAATGATTTATCATACCCCACAGAAGGTTGTTTGCGCTTCAGAAAAGCATCTAAATGTGCGTTCCAACCTCTACGTTTGCTTTCTTCGAAAGTATATTCAACTGACGCCACTGGTATTTCTATTCTAGAATGCACGGTTGGGTTAATTATTACAAATGACGCTGATTGCTTAATTGCTTCGTCGATTTGTAATCTAATGCAGCTGTTGCTACATCCTTGACGCGAAAGATTTACTAAATCCCAGTCCATTTCTCGCGCAATAATTTCGCCAAAGGATGTTCCTTTGAATTCGGAAAGTTTACTAACTGAACTGTCACTGCCGCCGCATATAACAAGTTTATTCTTCATACTCAACTAAACACCTTTACCCCGTATTCTCTTTCAAATCTGTCAGCATCTGCACGGTCATTTACCATAGGTTCTCCTCTAATATTTAAACTAGTATTCAATAACATGGGACATGATGTTTTGGCGTACCATAATTCTAACATTTGTCGTATCCCACTATTACCTGCGGGCACGGTTTGAACTCTACTGGTTCCATCGGCATGCACGATTGCTGGATACTGAGTCGGATATTTGCAAGTTGCAACAGTTTGCATATACTGACTATTACTCCATCCTCTAGGCATTTCGAAATAATCTTGCGCGTGTTCTTCTAAGATTACTGGAGCAAAAGGTCTAAACTGCTGTCGTCGTTTTATATGATTGACTTTTTCTTTTATTGTTTGTCCTCTAGGATCAGCTATTAGACTTCTATTTCCCAACGCCCGTGGCCCAAATTCTGCACGGCCGTTGGCAATTCCCACTATTCCATGCGTTAACAGGTGATTAACTACATTATCGACTGGATATTTTCCAGAAATATTATGCCCTAAATATGCATCTTTCCAATTAATTTTTCCGCCATATCCAAGCGCAGCGGCGCCTAAGCTACTTCCGGCATCGCCGGGATTAGGCATGATCCAGATATTTTTAAAAAAATTACCCAAATTTCTATTGGCCAGACAGTTTAGCGCTACTCCTCCCATGTAAACCAGATTGTCACTAAATGCGAAAGTTTTTGCTTTGTGCATTACTGAATTGATCAATTCTTCGACCACTAGTTGGGTTCCGGTCGCGATATCAAATGAATTGTGGTCTGATAAAAAATCTGAACTTATGCCCGTATGAAAATTCTGCCGCATGGTGATATTTTTCATGTCACCAACTGACGCATCTCTTATTGTATTTTTCAGATGGTTCGAACCATAGGCGGCCATACCCATTAATATGTATTCCTCGTCCAATGGCCTAAGGCCAATTCTATCAGTCATAGCACTATAAAATAGTCCTATGCTGTCAGGGTATGATTGTGACCATAGTTTCTTGTATCTGGCAATGCCGTTAACATACATAGCTCCCCAAATTGAAATAGTGTCAAACTCTCCGATCGCATCTATTACTACCACAGTTGCTTTATCATAAGGACCCGTCTGAAATCCTGCGGCGGCGTGACATAAGTGATGACTATGCGTTTGTATCTTTGTAACGCCAAGCATATCAAATATTTCATTACCGACTAGACTTGAAGTTCGTAAGCTAGATATAGATGGAGATTCTCCTGATCTTAGTTGTCTAATAAATTTTAGCCATGGTCGCTCGTAATAGTGAAGCTTAGATTCATGATCACAATGACTTAGAACATCGGCCAACAATGCGGAGCATATGTTAGAATCATGTTTCTTTTTACTATATCGTTCACTATGGCCTGCAAATTTAATTTCGCCGGATTCGTCGACCACACTGATCGCCGCATCATGAAATCCAGATGATATGCCAACATATCTCATTTGTATATGAACGGATCACGTTTTCTTAATTCCTTGATACGCTTTCTGTATTTGATTTCTCTAAAGATTCTTCCAAAAAGCTTTTCAGTAAAGAAATATTTAATTTTTTCGATCATTGTAACTCCTTATATAATTACTATTTATTAAAATGCTGTCTACTGCGTCAAAGACATGTGCATTTCCAGTTTCTGTCAAGTGATTGATATCTCCTCGATGATTTTTAAAGATGTAATTAAAATTAAAATTCACGTCTACGACATCTTCGAAAAAACTAATGTGGATCGTAGGTCGACAATGACAATGATCAATGATATCCTTCTTAATTAGGGAATACACATCACTGTAGTATTCATGGTCGTAAATAAATTTAAAATAATCGATCCCTGTTTGTGTTATGATATTTTTATTATTATGCTCAAGATCCTGAAGAATTAAATCACAATTGTCGTGCAGTGTGCCAGCTTTATGTACTGGATGTGTTTTGATATGTACTCTAGATGGCGATGTATGACATACAATTATTGCATCATGACTCTCGATGTTAGCGGATTTTACTTGTTTCCATATTTTGTATTCGCTTACTCCGCATTGGGCCAGATTTACGATATTGTGTTTTTTGGATAGCATATTCACCCATCCATTGGCCAATGGATGGACCATCTGATAATTTGCAGCAAAGCTGTCGCCACATATTAGTAAATTCATTTTTGTAATTTCATGATTTTTGTTATATATTTATGAAATCGATTTATTCCGCAACATAAATATAGCTAATGAATCCACACAAAGTTTTTATATTAGGCACACAACGGACTGGAAGCACGTTAGCATGTGATATTATTGCTAATAGTAAAGTATTCTTGGATCAAGGAATCCAAAGCAATCTTGATATTATCAATGGATACGAGCTGTTGAATAGAATGCAGAAACATGATTTAATATGGCAGGCTGATAATCACATCAAACTTCACGTACTCGATGATGTCGTAGAGCTAGATCGGACTAAGTATGAATCGCACAAGAACTCGATTATTGATAAATTAACTACCTGTGATTTGGAGCAAGCAATCGTATTCAAGGTATTAGCAGAAGGCTTGCTGTCTACCGCTGATTATTCAGACATAATAAAGAAATTTAGCGAAAATGATTTCGTTATATTTCGTCTAGACAGAAAAAACAAAGAAGAACAATTACTTAGTTTTATATTAGCAGTGAAATACAATATATGGAATTCATCTAAATTACCAATAGCGCCTATTCATGTGTCAGACGAATATATCGAGTATTGTAAGTTTTTGCTAGACTGGGACGAAAAAATAAACACAGCAATAAATGCTAATCCAGATGTCGATATAAAATATATACACTACGAGACATTGATATCCGATTTGTCAAAAAATGGCTACAATGTGAAATACAATAATGATACTAGATTCCTTCTGAGACCATCAATTAATTATCAGGCAATCATTGAAAATGCTGATTACGTGATGGATAGAATCCATCAACTAGTTATTACAAGTCAACGACATAATTAATTATACATGAAAACAACAATAATCCCTCAATTCATGACTAGCTCCGAAATTTTCGATATTGAGTACGAATTCAGAAATCGCGCAGATACAAAGGTAATGATTGAACGACTGGGAATAACAATGTCGGACAATGAAACACCAAAGATCGTTGAAGCTAGGTCTCATTATTGGTATCCAGGGCCTAGTTACCAAGCAACGCTATCTTCTCGCATGAATACAAAAGTAAGAAAAATTTTCGGCGAGACTATTCAATGCCAGGATTGGCACATCCTGAACGCATTCAAACCGTACTGGATTCACAGTGATTCGTACTGCGATAGTGATCCAATTGCGACAAGCATACCTGCTGATATGGATTATAGTTGGACTTTCTTAATTCCTCTCGATGATTATAATACTAATACAATAGTGTTCAACGAGCAATCTCGCGATACCAAAATTCCAACTGTGTGGATATCACGAACTGATCAAAAAAAACAATATGCAATAACAGACGACACTTATTACCAATATCTCTCGCATTTACAAAGAGATATTGTTGATTATTTTTCGATAGACACTATTTTTCCATGGAAAAAAGGAGATTTATTAGCGATGAGTAGACATGCTTTTCACTGTAGTGACAATTTTACAGTAAAAAAAATATTAGAAAAAAGAGCCATCATTGGATGGTCTTTTACTCCCAAAACTTGATATAACTCACAAGGAAAATTATTAATTTTATGGACAAAGATTCATGGATTGCGGAACATATGTTCCCAAAAAACACAGAAATAGCAAAAAACACAGAGAGAAAAACTCGCCTAAATGTTAAGTCTCTAAGTTTACTAACGGCAAAAAGAAAAACCAAAATTACATTTTGTGTGCTTGGTAGTTGGGCAATATATATGCCGCCATATGGCTTAGCCAGGCTATCAGCTCTAACCCGAGAGTCTGGATTTTTAACCAGAGTATATGATTTCAATGTTGACTCGTATCATGCACTTAGACAAGCAAACCCTGAATTAGAAAATGCATGGGACAGTGGTCTATATTGGTGGTGGGAGAAAAAGGAAGAATATACTAATAGAATTTTTGAAAGTTATAAACCAATTCTTGAAGAATATCTAGAGATTCTACTCGCCGATGATCCTGACATTATAGGCTTCAGTTGCTATTACACTAATAAGTGGGCTACATTTTGGATGATGGAGCAAATAAAATTAAGAAAACCTGATATTACTATTATCGCGGGTGGGCCAGAGTGCGCGGAGGTCTCCTTCACCCCGGTGGAAGAGATTCAGTACTATTTTGTGGGCGAGAGTGAACAAAATATTCTAGATTTTCTCAATAATTGGGAGTTAGGAATCAAGCCTAACTCCAAAAAAATAGGAGGCCTTTACAGTGACACTAGAATTGACATTGACAGCTTGCCATATCCAGATTACAGTGATTTCGATTTAACAAAATATTTGGGGAAAAACAGCATATGTGCGGAGATTAGCAGAGGCTGTATTGCCAAGTGTACTTATTGCACAGAAGTTTATTACTGGAAGTTTAGAGATCGTGGCGCAAAAAATGTTGTTGATGAGATAGAGTATCAAGTGTTTTACCATGACATCACATTCGTCAACTTTGTTGATAGCTTGATGAACGGGAATCTCAAGGAATTTAGAAAATTTTGTGAAGATTTGAGGAGTAGAAATTTAGGAGTTAATTGGTGGGGATATTTGAGAGCTGACGGGAGAATGGACAGAGAATTCTACCAAATCATGAAGGATGCTGGCGCAAGAGGATTCAATTATGGGTTCGAAAGTGGAAGTGATAAAGTTCTGCGTCTCATTAATAAGAAAAATACAGTTGCTGAAATTAATCAGAACATTATTGATGCGGATGCATGTGGCATAGAGACTAATGCTTGTTTAGTACTTGGAGCTCCAGGAGAAGATAGTGAAGCATTCATGCACACATGTAATATGATATGGAATCATAGAGCTAGAATAGCGTCTACATCACCAGGCCCGGGCCTAGGCGACAACCCAGGATCGGCTTACGACAATCGAGAACAATTTAATATCAGTCCAAGAGATCATGCATGGATGGCGGCGTGGTACACTCTTGATTTAAAAAATACTCGGTTACATAGGATGATTCGTGTAAAAGTTATGCACATGTGGGTTTACATGTGCAAAGAATATGGCAATGGCAAAATACAAAATGTGCATGCTCAAGGAGACATAACAGATCACTTCAAGGTCAAATTTGACACGGACACTATCAGAGATCATTTGGAATACGAAGAATTTGACTTTAACATTATCAATTCAAAAAGTCACAGTGACTTCGCGAACTCTTTGATGAACGAAGTTTTTGTGTTATTACGATTATTATGGCGCGCCAGGGGTGGATATGAGATAAACATAGACTTTTCATGGGATCTAACTCTGCGAGATTTTGCATTCACAGTGCATGATCCAGACAGTGTTAGGTATGATTCTTCTATATGGTTTAAAATCACCGAAGATGGAAATTACGAAACAAATATGAATTTTAAGTTTGTTAATAATCACCAAAATATCGTACCAGAAATAAATTTTGATTACACATTTAATTCAACTGGAAGCTGGATCGAGACTAAGACTAACAAGAGTAGTCACAAAACTATGTATATAAAACAAAAGCTTGTTCCAACCGCTAGCGTAATACCCGCGGTAATACCATATTCAAAAATGCCATTGACTTCGTGTTGGTCAGGCATATCATATGAAGGTAGGAACATGCTGTATCATCTCGCGAGATTTATTCCTCGTGCAAGTTTGATACTGGAAACCAGTGCTGAATTTGGCGGAAGATCGAGTATAATCGCGTCAGTTCAACCATCTGCAACAATCATATCATGTTATGAATCATTTCCTGCTAGTAGAATGCATCATGAATCTCCATGGATACCTGAACAAGTGTTAAGTGAATGTGGGAAAAAAGGCATTGCCTCTGAGATAGGAATTCAACTAATAGAGGATATGACTAACGCTATATCCATTGATAATACTGGCAGAGCTGCTTTCGACAAAGTAACTAGCCAATTTAGTAACATAATTCCAATCGACATGGCAGCCGTCGAGATGTCGCTCGCCACTGGGATAGATCATGGATTATCGGTTGATCTGAAGAATTGCGCGATGATTATTTTAAATGCATATAATCTAGAGACGGCACAATATCAGTACGAGAATATAGTACTTCCTTGTTTACATGAAGATGGCATATTAGTTTTGCCACAATGTCATCCAGGAATTAAAGAAATTGAGCACTTTATAGACATTTTAACAGAGAATGGCTGGGCAATCACCAAAAGAAAAGATTCAGTAGTAGCGCTCAAAAGAACACTAGCGTGATGCCTGTTGCAGTGTAGCCGTAAGTCTATACTACATATCACATTCTATTTTCAAAGAAAACTTTTTAGCGAAATCTATTACTGTTTCCAAATTTGGATGATGATTTTGTTCACTTATATAGAATTTTGGATTAGTTCGATATAAGTACTGTATCCAAGAATCGCCGTTCCAGCCCGGTGATTCTTCGTCAAATACATACCATCTACGATTGTCGGTGAAATTGTCAATAATCGGATTAAAATGAGTTGATTTGGTAAATTCAAACATATCATACATACGATCATGGTCGTCAGTTTTTGGGAATTCCTTTTTAAATTCATCGTATTTCTCTTTGTACGGATATGTCGGCAGTGGTAGTTTTGATCCGTTTCCACGCATGAATGTATACGTGATGTTTTTGGATTTCAAGTAAGATTCTACTAATATAATACTTTCCATGTATTCGAGTAAAAAGTCATGATCATGCGAATATCGATAAAAGGTTGACAAAAAATTAGTAGTCCACGGGTCTTGATCTATCCACCATACAGACAGGTCCATGAATTCATTTCGAGTGTTGTGATATTTGATTATTCTACCAACGTCGTCCCATCCGATCACTACGTGCAAATGTTTACATTCTTCCTCCGTTAAGGCAGACACATACTTGACCGTATTTAACGCAATTCTAGTATTACTGAATCCATCAACTGATATATCAGAGAATGCGGTATTTAATATTTTTGAGCACTGAGATGCGAGATTAAATTTTCGCTTGTACATCCAGTGGTAATTTACACTATTTTTTTCACCTTGGATGTCGATATAGGTCGGCGGATATTCGCGATTCGTTAGTCCATATTCGTCACAATATTGATTCCATACTATGGCGTCTCCTGCGAATAGGCTAGATCCAGCAAATAATAAAGTTTTCATGTGCCTACGTGATCAGCTCGAGGCTTCTCTCTCTCTATTTGTTTACGATGCCAATTACTTATTTGATGATTAACAAAATGATCTAACTTTCCTAAATTTCCAACAGCGATATAATTTTTTTGATCAATTTTCTCTTTCATAGTAGTGACAATCGGCATTAATGTATCTAGGATGTTCTTTAAATCAGTCGCCGGTAAGCTCCATATACTCAAATGCACAGGATGATGTATTGTATTATACCATAAATGCACATTATTGTCGGTAGTAAACTTCACAAACTCTGGCATTTCTCTCCAATTGCTTCTCATTGGATTTACCATAACACTCAGTCCACGCTTGTTATCCTCGCAATATTTTCTAAATATCTGAAAATTTTGCATAAGAGTATCGAAATCTCCATTAACTCGTATCCTCTCGTAGTTTTCTTTATCCAAGCTATCTATACTAATGTTTAAATGTATATTGCACTTACTTAGTATTTCATGTACTTGCTTATTGTAAACTGTACCATTAGTGGCAATGTTTATACGTAGTGATGGATTTAATTGATTAACCAACATGCATATATCGTATACAATCTTTTGAGCAAACGGTTCACCTCCGTTAAATCTTAATTCCTCTAAGTGTGGGATAAACGATCTTAACTGATCAATGAATGTATCATCGTATGTCATAGGAATTGGAGGTAATTTATCTCGGTGCTTTCTTATTCCGCTACTGAGTCTGCCTTCACACATAACGCATTCCAAATTGCATTGATTACTAAGTTCTAACTCTAGTAACGTTGGCCATTCTTTGATGGAAAACCCATCATATGCCATTGCCAACGGCCATGTGTCAGCTTCAATTTTTTGCTTACACACTCTACACTCTTTCTCAAAGACTCCATTTGCCAAATCTTCGCGTAGTTTCTTGAACTTTTCTCCTTTCCATATATCTTGCATTGAAGTGCCATTTTTCCAGCGCTCTATATGGCCAACTAGTAACCAACATGGAGCAACATTACCCTCGGTCGTGAAATACATATTATTATACGGAGCGACGCACGGGCTTATCTTATTGATCGTCCTCGAGGTATCAAACTGTTGCCGTTTTTCATTATACCTTGCTAGTGTGTCGTTAGACATGATAGTAGATGGATTATTCATTGATATGTGTCCTTAATAAATTTTCCCACTGAGGGAAGATTACTGAAAATTTTTGATTTCGATGCTCATCAAGCACTCGAACATTTTCATAAAATTGATTAAAAATATTAGCGTCTCCTGGCAAATTTAAGAAATTTATGACGGAGCTCAGAGCTGGATCAGTTAGTTTTTCTAGTAATATTTTCTTTATTGTTAGTGGCAAATTCTTGATACTATAGCAAGGATCATAATGTAGGATGTTAAAATACATGAATGAATAGTCTATTGTTTTCGTCCAATCCAAGTACTCATTTAGATAAAACACATTGAACACGCTCACAGTTGGCGTTAAATTTATAAAAACATTTTTATGAGTAGCCTGGAGCGAGATAAACTTTTTTACGTTTACTTCAATTTTGGCCCATTCTGATGGATATCGTTGATACTCTATTCTTTCGAATATATCGTCGATACTTAAACAAATTTTTACTACTTTGAATTGTGTTAGTAAATCAATGAACTTTTTGTTATACTGAGTTCCATTGGTGTTCAACATTAATGATATTTGAGATGCATAACCCGAATGTATTAATATTTCTAAAATTTTAGTATTCTCTGGTGACACCATCGGTTCTCCGCCGGTCATGTCGATGTGTTTTATGCCAGATGCCCATTCAAGTAATAC